ACCGGCTTGTAATAACGCTCGTTCTCTCGCAGCCCCTGTGCCAAACTCTGCGAGTTGCACTCCCGCTCGACCACTGCCGAGCGCACCCAAAGCTGCTTGTTGATCTCGTATACTTTGTTCTTGTATTTGTTTGTTACGATCAAATTCTTGCAATGATGCATCAATCACTTGTGATTGATAAGGGGACATAAATTGTTGTATTTGTGCTGAGGTAGCTGCTCCTGTTGGTATGCCACCTAATGTTGTAGCTGCAGTTCCTAACTGTCCAAGAGCCTGTGTTCCTAATCCAGCAGCAACTTGTGCTTGTTGTCCTGCTGTTTGTAAAAATGGTTGAAATGATCCAACACCTGATTGAGCTAAAGTTTGTGCTTGTCTTTGTAATGCATCTTGCCCAGCTACTTGTGGTGCAAGTCCTGCTAAACTTTGTTTTCTAACATCAAAAGCTCTCGCTGCTTTTTGTCTTGCTGCAAATAAAGCTGGATCTTCTCCTGCTACTTGTGAAATACTTCCTATGCCACCAGTTACAATAGGTACACCTTGTTGAGCTAATACATTCTCTGCTAAGTTTGTACCTAATTTTTCTACAAAAGGTGCTGGTCTTGTTATTTGTTCTGTTACAGCCATTATAATACTTCCTCTAGTCTTTGTGATGTTTGAAACATGTTACGTGCGCCTTCTAATCCTTGCGATTCTTCAGATACGTCACCTCCGGACTCGAGGTTCTTCATCATGTTATACATAACTTCTGCGCCTTTGTCCACATCTCCATCACCAGCGTTTCTAACAGCATCTGCTGTAAATACAAATTCATTTTTAGATAATCTTGCTGGCACGTCATCTGCTTTTTCCATTCTACCTATTGGCACAAAACCACCTTCAGCTCTAAGATCCATTTCTTTGCCATCCATATCTAGTAATGGCATTGTTTTTTTAGCTACTGGTTCAACATCTCCACCATTCGCGTAACTTGCCGCTGGTATTCCGCTTGTCATACTGCCACTAGAAGGTATTGCCATCAAGGGTCCAGCGTTATTTTCGTATTTGAGTGCAGCATTTAAAGGTCTACCCATAAAGAAAGGTTGACCACCACCTGTTACTGGGTCTTTAGTGCTGGCCAAAGTGCCGCTAGCAGGAAGTTGTGTAAGTTGTCCACCACCTTCACCTAAACTAGATTCAGCTGATTGTAATCTTTGATTAATTTCTTGTAACATTTGTTCTGCAGAAGATACACTACCACTTAATTGATTTAGTCTTGGCATGATACCACCTTCTTGTGCACCTATTCGTCCACCTTCTGCAGCTAGTCTTCTATTAGGTGTGTATTGACCACTTAAATAATAATCTACAGGAAAAGGTAAATCTGCTCCTTTATTTAATTGTGCTTCTTTTTCTTCATCTGTTAAAAAATATGATGCCATTGTTGGTATACCTATCATACCAGAAGCAGTTAGACTTCCTGCTTTATTAACTAAACCTGCCTTACTTAATATTTTACCAAGACCACTTAATTGTGTTGCTGATCTAGGACCAGCTAAACCTTTAATTGTTGAAACAGCTTTGAAAGGATTAAACGATCCTTTTCCAAAAAAACTACCTACACCCCCTGAACCAACACCTCCAAATAATGCTGCACCTAGAGCAATTTTACCTATTGGTGAATCTGCAATCTTCTTAACTGATCTCGTAACTTTTTTAACAAGTTTACCTAAACCATACATCTGTCTTGATGATTCAAGGTCCATGATCCCACCTTCGTAAGGCATGCCACCACCTGCAAATCCTGCTCTACCACCTTCTGCTCCTACAAAAAATCCTGCTGGTAAATCTTCAGGATTTGCTAATTGATCTTTTCTTATATCTATGGTTCCACCAAAACTTCCTTTGGGGCTTATAAATTGGGGATTAACATCTCCCACTTCTGTAGAAAAAAATGAAGCATCTAATGGTACGCCTTGAAACACATCTCCTACATTTCTATCAAACATTTGTTGAGTCCCAGGACCAAATGCTCCAGCTTCAATTGCATCTATAAAATCTCCTCTAGTAGTCCCTTTATAACTTTTTCCTAAATTTTGTGTTGCATCTAACATTCCTCCAAAATCCGGTTCAAATTTTTCTTGTGCTTGTGGTAAAGTTCCAAAGTTAATAGCTTCAGCTAATTGTATATTTTCTTCTTCTTGATCATCGAGTCCTAAACCGATTAAATCTTTTAAATTAATTCTTGTAATATCATTATTAAAAGTAGGTATATCTTTTTTTGATGTTAATGAACCGATACCCTCATCATTTATAATTGGTCTTGTAGGTTTATCCCCTCCGGGTGTTATTCTTGGGTCTGTTGTTTTTTCATCAACAGCTCCCCTTCTTTTATTTGGATTTGTTGGAGTTGAAGATTTTTTTCTTGACTCTTTAGCTTCTCCAGATTGCATTCTACTACCTTTAGCTAACCCTACTCTACCACCATCAGCTAATAATCTAAAATTAGGTTGAAAAGGAATTTCTTCTTCTGTATTATCCCCTATACCATCTGTCGCTTTTGGTATTATAGGTAATATTGGATCTGGTCCGTCATCTTCGTCTCCAGTCATTATAGGATTACCAGCAGCGTCTATTGTACCTGCTAGTCTTTCTGACATATATTTTTTATAACCTGCTGCATCTAAACCATACTTTGCTCTTGCTTTAACTGTTCTTGGATCAAATCTGTAAAAATCTAAATTACGATTTAAAAGTTTTTGTCTAGGGCCTCTAAACGCATCTAATATCTTTCCTCCAATAGTAGGAATACCACTGGGTCTAATTATTAAACTTTCAAATGGTTCAAATGCTTTTTCTTCTTGTTGTTTATCTATTAATTCTTTTAATTGTTTTTTTCTAAACTCTTCTTGTTGTTCATTTTGAATTCTTGTTCTCATTGGAGGACTATCGTCTTTTCCACGATCAACATCACCTCTAACACTACCTGTAGATTTTGCTGATTTAAAACCAGATCCGGATGAGTCATCATATTCAATAAAACTAGGTATGCCTGCGTTTGTCATAACACCTGATCCACCAGCATCTTTTAACATTTTAGCTTCTTTTTTATTTATGTACGCAAGAAACTCACCTTTAGGAGCCATATCTTTTGCTTCTTGTAAAGAGATACCTCTACCGCCATTTTCTAACATCTGTCTATATTGCTGTGCTCTAGTTATTGCCATCGTATCATTCTATTTTGTTTTGCCAAATAAATCAAGGCTCGGCATCATTAGAGTTACATCTCTTCGTATGTCTTCTGGTGAAATACCCTTTGATTTCCACTCGTTATCATTCTTATACTCTTCGCCTGTTTTTTTATTTGTTATCTTTTCTATTATTTGTTCTGGTTTTAATTCTAACATTATGCAGTTACCTCTCTTGGTTGTATCTCTAGCACAGAAGCTATGACATGTAACTCATTAGCTTGAGCTGCCTGTACTTTTAATACTTCGCTTTCTTCCATGACTAGTGGTTGAGTTAATAATTCTAAAGTTTCTTTTGATCCTACAGCCTTATCTTTAAACAAATTAAAGATAGTGCCTGATGCATTGACTAATGTTATAGTTATTGTAGTCCCTGACCCCGCATCCTCTGTAACCAACAAAGACTTTACAACACCTGTTGTTGCTGTTGGCACTGTATATAATGTTGTTAAATCAGTTGTAGTTAAATCTACTTTTTTATTTATAAAACTGTTAGCCATTAATTTAAAAAGAAGTTAAATGCTTCTACCTCATCTTTTAAGTCTTGTTGATATGTTGAGTTTAATTTTTCTACAATAGCATCAAGATCTCTAACCTGAGCCTCTGCTACCTGTAAATTATATTCTTGTTCTGGTCTAGTAATTACTTGTACAATCTTTGCCATTATCTTCTTCCATCCGGTTGTATATCTAATCTAAAAGTTCCCAGTTTCCAAGTTTGGGAGGTAGAGGTATTTTCTACTTTTAATGCAATTGCTCTAGCTCTAGCTCTTGTATCTATTTTAGTAGTAGAGGATGTTATATCAAAAGGACCTAAAGGAGATCCGGTTTGACTATCGTTTGGAAAATTTCTTAATTCAAATGTAATTCTAGTTGTTCCTGTTTGAGCAACAAAGTCAGGAATAAATCTTCTTATCTTCATTATAAACTCACCGTCTCCTCTAAATGTTGCAACACCTGTGGACTGTCCTGTTGCAGACGCTCTTGATTGTGTAATATCAAAATCTCCTGATTCTATACTAGCTGTAATGGCTGTAGTTGTACCACCTCTAATTTGATCTGTCCCTGTTTCGTGTTCATAGTATGTTGTTTTACCTTCTGTGTTTCCAACAACATCAAATGATGTATCAGAGTCTGCTTCATAAAATAAAGCATGAGGTAAACCAAATACAGCTGAATCTCTCCACATTGTTCTAGCAAGTGTTCCTACGGTCCAAACAGGTCTTTGTGCTGATGAGTCAAAATAATTATAGGCAACCATTCTATTTACAACTGATGATGTTGATGTTGGATAAAACCACATAACTTCACCAAACAAATTATTTAATCCAGCAGATACCATCTGATTACCAGAGTCTAAATTTATATCGTTGTATACATGATCTTCTACTAAACAAGGTAAAGATTCCAATCTACCAGCATATCTAAAGAAACCATTTTCTGACATCCAATACGCAGCACCATCAACTTCAACACAAGCATTCTGTCCAACAAGTCCACAGTTTGTACCGACTTGTGCAAATGCAAATGTAAATGGTTGACCAACAAAACGTTGTGTGAACAATGCTGTATCAGTCCAAACATAAATTGCATCACGACCTCTAATCGCTCCTCTGATCTGTGATCCGTCGGCCAGTCTTTGTGTACCGGCAGTATTGGTTGCTGTTGGTGTATAAGTATTTATATCCTCTTGATCAGAGAATCTAATAAACATATCGTCTTGTGTGCTAGGTGTTCCTATAGTTGTTTCTGTTCCAAAAAATACTAAGTGTCTGTCAGGTGTAGATACTAACATGTGTCTTGATGCAGTTGGTGCACCAGATATAATTGTTGCTCTTGTATCTGTTGCATTTAATAAACTAGAATCCCATTCAAAAACAGCACTATCGTGAATTAAACAAATTGCTTTGTCTCCAAAATTATCTAACGACCACATACCAGGTTCTAATACTAAGTCACCTGATGCAGCCTCGCCCCACCCAACAAAGTCAGTAGAGTTTGTTACAGTTGCTCCATTTGAATGAGAAGATCTTGTAGAATTTCTAACCGCTCTAGTTATACCTGTTAAATTATTTCCAGAAACTCCTGTGTAAGAAATTTCTTCGTTACCAACTTGAATAAAATTTGTACCTGTGCTAGGAAATTGTGAGGCATCGGTCAAAGTGATTGATGTTCCTGAACCACCTGTTCCTGCTGTGTCGTCTAACAAAGCACCATTTAAAGTTGTAGTTGATGCTCCAATCTCTTCTCCACCCCAAGTTCCTAGTGACCAACCAAAACCTTTTGCTTGAACAGCTGGACCTACAGGATAATAATGTTGTACTCTTATACCACCAGATGCTGATGCTCCAGATCCTGATTCGTTTGAAGGCATTGTAATTGTTATTGTGGTAGCAGATGGCACAGTTGTAACCATAAATTTTTTATCATCAAAATCTGATGCAGCAAAATTAGAATTAGTGATAGAACTAAAACTGTCTAATAAAACTATATCACCGGCAACTATGTCATGAGATGTTGAAAAAGTAATAGTGACTGTAGGTGATCCGTTAGTTGTAGTAAATGCATTTGTTAATGTTGTCGTAGTTTTGATAGGATGTATGTCGTAAAACACACCTCCTGAATAAGCGTATAAAATTCTATTAGTTCCTATAATAGAGAATTTGATTGAAGTAGAACTAACAAAATGATGAAGACCTCTACCTGCTCCAGTTAAATCGTTTTTTCCTCCTAGTTGTTTCCAACCACCTATTTTCTCTGGTGTGCCATATCTAAATCTAACATTATCACAGTCTACCCATTGACCTTCTGCTCCTGTGGGTGTAAGTTGTTTATTAATTCCTGGTTGAAATCCAATTTTTTGTAGCATAATAAATCCACGTATATCAAATTTATTGTTTTTTTAACAGAATAAAAGCACAGAAGTTGTGATGTGGTAGAAACTTCTATACTAAACTATTTTTGAAATTTAGCATCTTTAAACCAAGGAGGCAAACCTAAATGAGGTCTTTTATCGTATTTATTTTCCTCTGCAAAATCAGATAAAGCATTGTTATAATGTAAAAATACTTGACAGCATTCATCTCCTTGAAAAGGTTCTCTCCAATGTTCTAATACACAACCCTTATAAACCAACATATCTCCTGGTTCTAATATAACTTGAATGTTTTTTTTATTACTTAGTTTAATAAATATAGGCCATAAATCTCCACCTAAATTCATTGTAGTAGATATCTCACAAGACGATCTATCTTTGTGTCTTTTTAATTCATTACCTTTAGCATACATTCTAGTGTAAGAATAAGTTGGTATTAATTTTATTTTTGTGTGCTGTTCCATAATTGGTTGCACTTTTAATAATAAAGTATCCATAGCAATATCAGCATAATGTGAAAAAGAACCTGGAACTTGACTGTCATTCCAATGTCCAAAGTATTCTGTATATGGAGAAACAAAGCCACTATGTAAAACTGTGTATGCTACATCTTTTTTTATAGAAAAATAATTATATAAAAAATTTGCAAGCTCTTTATTAATTGCTTGTTTTATAACTAGATAATGATTTTTTTGAAAGTTACTCATACGTAATAATTAAAATTTATTGCTATTCTAAATGGTTCATCTGTACAATTTGTACCAGAGTGTTCTTTAATACTATCAAATATTAAAATTTTATTTTTTTTGCTAGTTACTTTTTTACTATTATTTTTAAATATAGTAAATCCATTGTTTGTATTTACATAATATACTGCTGTTTTTAAATTTTTATAATTAAAATCTTTGTGATAACCATGTATTTCTATTTTATTTGATTTATGTATTAAATTAGTTTTTATACGCACTAAGGCTTTTGGTTTTAAATAATTTAAAACAGGTTTTAATATATTAAAAAAATCACTTGTAATTTTATTATCATCAAAAAAAATATGTGTCATTTGATAATCTTTTGTATTTGAATCAAAAACTATTGGATTTAAATAATAAGGAAAATGATTATTTTTAAAAACAGATTCTATGTAATCTGCATCTTCCTTTCTTAAAATATTATCTTTAATTTCAATCATCTAAAAGGGTGTCCCAAAGTCCATACAACTAAACTATAACGAAGTCCATCAGTCACAGGTTTTACCTTATGTAACACATAAGATGGAAATACAATTATAGAACCTTTTGGTAAAAAATCTTTTACACTTTCTATTTTTGTTTTTTCTCCTTGAAAATATTTAAACATAAGTTCTCCCCCTTTGTAATCGTTAGGATTAGATAAAATAATTACAGCAGATATTTTTCTTGTTTTACCTCTCCAATTTATATTTTCACAGTCATTATCAAAAGGTTTAGGATATTCATCAACATGCCAACCATAGTGTTGATTTAATTTATATTTTGTAAATTGAATACTTTCTAAATAATCAAAGTGATAGTTCCAACCAGCTTGTTTATTTGCTTCAATTAAAAAAGGTCTTATTTCTCTGTAAATCCATTCTTGATCTAACCAAGAAACATTTGAATTTCTTTTTTTTAATAATTGTTTTTTTTCTTTTTTATTTAATTTTTTATCTTGAGTTCCACCTGTCCTAGCTAAAATTTCATTTTGTGAGTTTCCATATTTTATTACCTCGTCGCAAAATAAATCAGAAAAAACATTTTTAAAATAATAAAAAGTATTCATATTAAGCTATTTGTAATTCTACAAAAGAATCATTTTTTCCAACTTTTCCTACAGGAAAAAAATTACAAGCAATAGAGTACCTTGTTTTCTTTGTTAGGTTAGGTTTTATTTCATGAAATATATCTGCTGGAAATATTATTAATTTATTTTTTTTAGGTTTAATTTCAAAATAAGTACAGTTATTAGTGTTCCATTCTGTAGGATTGCAAAACAAATTATTTAATAAACCATTTTTAAAAATTATTTCAGAAGATTCATCAAAATAATAAACAGCACTAAACATACAATTAGAGTGTGCATGACTTGCACCAGATGTTTTAGGTTTAAATTTAGCAACCCAAGAGGCAGGTATTATAAAATCATTTGCTATTTTATATATTTCTTTTTTATATTGATAAAAACAATTTAATATTTGTTTTTTTAATTCAGACAATTCTGGTTTGTTTAATATTTCTATACTTACTGATTGTTCTGATTTTAAATATTCGTGATTAATATAATATTTTTCTTTTTTAATAGTGTTTAAAATTTTTTTAGTATCAATATCTAAATAAAACACTCCAACATGTTTAGCAAATAAACTAACTGTATTCATTTCTAAGTAAGTTATAACTTAGCTCTTATAAAAAGCAAGTTTTAGAATTATTCGGATGTTAAATCCCAAGTAGAATTTGTAGCATTCCAAACATAATAATTATTATTTTCGGATCTTGCTGACCATCTTGCATTTGATTCTTCCCATAAAGGCCCACTTAAAGGTGGGTCATTATTTAAAAGATTGCTTTGAACAGGCATTGCAGTTGGTGCTTCCCAATCATCATCTGAGTTTAAAGTCCAAGAATCATAAGGCTTAACACATATAAATTTATTTTTAGAAGAATCATAATAATGATTATTTTTACCTGGATATTGTTTTCGGGCATTAGCATTATAAGAACATTGTTTCCAATAAGTGGCAGGATATGTTCCACTAAATTCTGTTAACAAAATAGGATCATTAGGAATATTGTTTTGCACCCAAGTTTCAGCTTCTGTAGAATATTCTCCGCCATTAGCATTTACATCATCATTAGAAACAACAACTGTTCTAATTACAACATTATCTGATTCTTTAATTTCTGCAAAATGTGCCATATTATTTCCATAAACTTTCTTTTTTATAATTAAAAACTTCTTTTAATTTCCAAACTCCACTTGCAACAAAAGCACCAGCACCAGGTTCATTTACTATAACTACACCAGAACCTCCAGCTTGACCATCTCTACCTGGACCGCCATAAGCGTTTCCGCCACCACCACCTGTGTTTGCAGTTCCAGCACTTGCTAAACCTGGACTTGCACTTGGACCAGTATCAGAATTTCCTCCTCCACCTAATCCACCATAAGCTATTTTTTGAACAAAAGATCCTGGTTGATTTGTACTAGTATCTTCACCTGTACCAGAACCACCTGCACCGCCACCAGCATAATAAGTTGTGGTTCCTGTTATGTCTGATTCTTTTCCTAAACCTCCACAAATTTTATTTGGGTATGATCCTCTTGAACCACCAAAGCCAGCACCACCACCAGATCCTCCTGAATTAAATTGAAAAGTTCCTCCAGCGTGACCTTCTGATGGATCAAATGATCCTGAATTTCCATCACCATTTCCATTAGCACCTGGATTAGTACCACTACCTCCTCCAGAGCCGCCATCTCGACCCGTGCCAGTTAGTGCTCCACCACCTCCACCTCCTGTGGAAGAAATTGGAGATGCAGCGCCAAAAGTAGATGTAGAACCATCAGTTCCTAAAGTACCGGGAGAGCCACTTGTACCAGCTCCACCACCACCAACTGTTACTGGAACAGTTGAACCTGGGAAAGGATGTCCTGGAATATCTCTAAAACCTCCTGCTCCTCCTCCGGAGCCACCGCCGCCGCCACCGCCGCCGCCAGCGACTACTAAAATTCTACCGGATGATAAAGTAGGTGTGAAAGTTCCTGGTGAGTTAAAAGTTGTAACTTTATCGCCTAGGGTTGGATCGTTAACTACACCAATGATTCCTCCATTTGCCATAATTAATTAACCTCCTATGCGTCGTCTAATACTTCATATGAAACATAAAGCGTTAAATCTGAAGCTGCGCTTGCTCCGCCTTCTAATACATCACCTTCTTCTAGATAGATAGGTGAGTCTGCTAAAACTAAAACCGCATCAGCTGGAACTGCAACAGTGCTAGCTATTTTAAAAAGAGCTCCAGATACAGATGATCCTGTTGCTGCTGAAGTTCTTGTTGCTTTATCAATTCCTACAGTTACAGTAGCTGAATTTGTTCCATCAATATTTGCAACTGAAATTCTATTAATTTTTACTAATTTATTTGCTGCTACAGTTATTAAAGCTGTAGTAGTAGTTGTATCTAATTGAAAACCTTGAGATTCTCCTATGATTGATGATACCGATACTATATTTGGTGCTGCCATGATTTACTCCTTTTATCCGAAAATTAAAGCCATTGCAATAGCTTTTCCTGTTGAAATTCCTGCTGATCCAAAACTTAAAGTTCCAGAACCATCTGTGATTAGGGCCTGATTTGCTGACCCATCAGCATTTGGAAATGTAAGTCCATCAAGAACAATATTTCCTGATCCGTTTGGTGTGATAGTAATATTACCACCTGCACCATCTGTTATTGTAATTGTACCAGAATTAGTTCCAGAGTTAGTATCTAAAACTAAATCATGAGCACCATCTGTTGTTAAAGTAGCTGAAGCTGCTCCTGTACCAATTCTAGTTTCTCCACTCCCTTTTGGTTTAATATGAACATCAACATTAGTTTCTCCACTCGCACCTATGATAGGTGGATTTCCTGTTGCACCATTAGTTACTTCTAGTTCGTTTACTGCTGAAGATGTTGTTTGAAATATAATTTGTTCGTTTCCATTTGCATCTGCAATAAAACCTGCATCTGCAATTTTTGGAGCTGTTAAAGTTTTGTTTGTTAAAGTTTGTGTTCCTGTAAGAGTAACGTCTCCAAAATCTAATGTATCAATATCTGGGTTAGTTCCATCGTTTGCTGTAGCAAATACAAGTTGATCACCTTTGTCAGTTGCTGAAAAAG